TAGAACATTCCGAGCATGTCATCGAACTGTCCCCTGGGGGTGTCAAGTGTGATGCGTTGCGGGATAATTACTAGGGGGCAACCGGCACGGTTAACGATGCGCTCCAGTTCAAGCACTTCCATACCGGCACGTTCCATGTAATTCAGCGACGGGTCATCCTCTGCGCCCAGCACACCGACCACAATTTCGTTCTCGCAAACATATTCCAGCAACGTGAACTGGGTGTCTGGTTCTGGTCGGCCAACCCGTAGACGGCCATCAACCTGCGGACCGTACATTTGGATGAGCCACGAGTACGGTTTGCGGTAGGTAAAGATCACGTTTTCTGGGACAGGGTTGTCTGGATCTTCGTTCGGTGACGGGTAGGTGTCAAGCGGGTTACGCAAATGCCATTTCGGTGCGTTCGTGCGGAAACACGGCTTCACCACGACAGGTGACATTGAGTAGCCGAGCAGATGTCGGGCGCGTCGCCGGAGCTTCATGTTCATCCGGTTCTGATCCCACATCGCCAACATTGCTTTGTGTCGCAACGAAGCCAAATCTTTAGAACGTTCCGAACCTTCCTTCATTGGAGGGAAGTACGGGTGTGGCATTGTGGATGCAACACGCATTGACATTTGGTCAAGGCCGACAGACAGCAGGTTGGCGACAGATGCTTTAGCGTTCTTGTCTAGTTCGTTCAACGGAACGATCACGTCGCCTTTGGCAAGTTCACGCACCTTCAACATTTGGTCGTGGACTGGACCTAGTATCCGGCGACGATGATTGTACATCGCTACAATTTCTTCGATAGTCCTCACGCGCACTCCAAGATAGTTGACAGTCTTACGCTAAGGATACCATTATCCACAGCAGTGGTGCTTTAATCCGCAGTGTGGGCATCGCCAACGAGTAGCTACGGGATCAAATTCTTTTCCACAGTTCTCGCAAGGCATTATGTACCAACCAAAAATGAGGGTCGCCACATGCGAGGTGGACGTTTAGGTTCCGTCAACTTCGGGGCGTGCAACAACATAAACCACAACGCCATCGCCAAGTCCGTGCCCTTTTTCTTATCACGAGTCCAAGTTTCCAACTCTTGCACCAACGCCAACGTTTTCCAGTTCTCCGACATGCGAGGCAACCGCAACGAACCCGACCTGACAACCGGAGGAATCAACGCTTCCAAACCAAAGTTCTCATCCAGCTTGTTGCGTGACGTGGTATGCGGAATGATTAGCACCTGTCGTAACGCCTGCCAACGTCGCACAAAATCGTGTGCCAACAAAAACCGTTGCGCTGCGTTAATCTCAACAACAATATGTGACACCGGATAACCCATGTCCTCGGCACGATCACACCAGTCGTCAAGAATTCCGGTATATCGGCCAGTGGACATATCGTAACCGAGCAGGTCTTCTGCTGTAAGTTTGGTGCGTTCTATATCGACAACGTGATACAAACCAAGATCGGGCTGATAGATAGTCCAAATAACCCCCCAAAAGTTTGCTGGCGAAGGGTCAACCGAAATGATTGACACCCACGGCGGTTTCAACCCACGAGTAATGTTTCCTGGGAAACGGTCACGGTCAATACAACCCGGATATTCCACACCGTCTGATGCGATGCCGCCAATCAACTGTGGGCGTTCCACAAGCTGATAATCCAAATCGATGTCTTCTTGCTGGTAGACGACACGGAACTTTTGTGGCTGGTTGTATCGGATGAACGACAGGTCTTTCCACGGTAAACGTACCGGATCTAGCAACGGTCCTTCCGGCCATGCCGGTGAACTTTTAGAACGCGACTGTTTGCCGGTGTCCAGCTCTTCGTAATACGCTTTGTAAACAAGATGATGGTATTTGGGTACACGCACCGGATCGGCCAAAGCGTCTTCAACAGTTGCGTCTTCGCCGTCATCCTCTTCAATGTCGTCATAGGTCACTTTGTCTAAACAATGTTTGTACAAGTCGCCTGGACCGAGCCTCTGACCGATTACATTCACTAGCCCGCCAGGGTCGCAACGTGCCTCAGCCATTGAGTCCCAGCGTTCCAGCAGCCGGTCACGGGCAACAGATTCTTTAGCGTTCTCCGGTGAGGCAACATCGTCAAACAAACATAGGTCGGCACGGTGACCGATGAACTCTGAGTCGATACCGTACGCAGAAACGGTGGGTTCTTTGTTGTCTAGCCCGCCAGGAATGAACTGTTCTACCACGAATTCTTCTGCACGCCACAACGAACCGGAAGCCAACGGTTTGAACCGGCCATAATCTTGGGCCAAACAGCCTTCAGCGTCAATTGTCAACCCTTTTTTCACCATTTCAGGGTCAGCAATTAGGCGGGTGGGTCGTTCAAGGGTTTCACGGATACGACGGGAGTATTGTTTCGCTAGTGTTTGCGATATCGAGCCGATAAGGACTCGAATCGCACGATTTCGTACTATGCACCAGACTGCTACGTCGTGAAAAAGGGTGGATTTTCCGGCACCGGGTGGACAGTTGAGTACAAGAAACTCTTTTTCTTCAGACTCGAGGTGTTGAACAATTTTGTATGCGGCATCTACCTGCCAGGGTGACGGGACTCGACCTAGATAGACACGCCGGAAGTAATCAAAGTCGTCCCAGCCGCGTTTTGCTCGTTCCGACAGACGCTCATACGGGATGACTGGTGGCAGGTCGGTGGCTTCGTCCAAGCTTTGGCGTAGCTGTGCGCGTTCACGACCGGATTGTGCTCCAGCTTTTTTGACAGCAAAGTCGGCTGCTTGTTGTTCGGCAGCAATTTTTCGTTTCTTGGCATCCCATTTTTGGCCGGTGTTGTAATGAATGCCAGCTATTTTGCAAGCTTCTTTGATGGAGATGCCTGCTGCGCGTGCTTCCCAGAAACGGATTTTGTCTTCGGCAGGAACGTCACGTCTACCGCTGTTTGTTGTGCCAGCCATTAGACACATCATACACGAGGAGCGGGCCGGGGAAACCAAACAAAACCCGACCCGCTTCACTCGGGGTGTAACCAGCGGAAAGGAACTACGCCGGTTGACACAACTATATCACCAACAACATGATAACGTGCACATCGGGAACAACAGAAAGGAAACAACATGAGCGCAGAAGCAGTCGGCTACGTCTACCGGCACTCGCCATACAGCGGAGCAACATTCACCATCCACCTCGCAATCGCAGACACAGTGTCCGACCAAAACCACAACCAGTTCTGGATGTCAACCGACAACCTTGCATCCAAAACACGGACCTCGAGAAGAACCGTACAAAAAGCCATCGACCAGCTATGCAACGACTTTTTCATCATTGAAACCCGGCCAGCAACCCAACACCACCCGGCAACCTACCGATTCCTATTCCCTCCTGTGGATATCTATTACGAAACACGCCCAGGGGTGCAATCTGTGCATCCAGGGGTGCAATCTACGACACCCAGGGGTGCAACCACTGCACCCAAACCCAATAGAACCCAAGAACCCAAACACTCTTGCTCACCTGACGGTGAAGCGTTTAACAAATGGTGGGAGCTATACCCAAAAAAGGTCAACAAACAAAACGCCATCAAAGCATGGAACCGTCACACCAAAACCGTCAACCCGGAACACATCATCGAAGCAACCCGCAAACAACTAGCCACCCCAGAAACCGCACTCTCACGAGATCCCCAATACATCCCTTACCCGGCATCCTGGCTTAACGCAGGCTCATACGACAACGACACCACAGAAACCAGCGACCCTGTACGCGCATACGACCGTCCCCCACGCCCACAATGCCCAGCATGCGACTCCACCGGCTGGACAAGCTTCGAAGACGATCAAGGCCGCTACTACGCCACCCAATGTGAGGAATGCAACTAATGCCATTCGCATACTACGGGGCGAAAACACGACTAGCCCGCTACTACCCGCCACCACAACACCACACCATCATCGAACCATTCGCAGGATCAGCCGCATACTCCATGTTTCACATACACAAAGCAAAACGCATCCTGCTTATCGAAAAAGACGAAGCAGTAGTCAACCTCTGGCACAGACTCCAAAACATGACATTACAAGACCTTGACAGAATCGACAAAGAACTTGACAAACAACGAACCACCGAACCACTCATAGCCGGACTCGGAGGAGGAACCAGCGTCCACGCCACACTCAGCGGAAAATCCAGACAAATCACACCCTGGATGAAAACAAAATGGCCCCAAAAAAAGAAAATGCTCAAAAAAATTTTGCCACACCTCTACAAAATTGAAATACGCTGCGCCGACTACACCGAAACCCCCCAAATCGAAGCCACCTACTTCGTAGACCCCCCATACCAACTCAACATCATCAACCCAAACCGCAGCATCAACGACCAAGCAGGCAACGGATACAGACACGGAAGCCAACACATCAACTACCAACACCTCGCACAATGGTGCCAACAACTACCAGGACAAACCATCGTCTGCGAACAACAACCAGCCAACTGGCTCCCCTTCAAACCATTCCAACAACACAACAAC